TGTATTAATAAAAAAAATAATATATTATATTGGGGTGGTCATGGCGGCCTTAAGCGTGTCATAGGGATTAGGTCTGGTGGGGTCGACCATGGCCCATGCCAATGCTCGGCGGCACTCGTCGTCTGTGGGGCGCTCGTTGTTTCGCACAGGGACGACTAGCTCCCCATCTGGGGCACACACGATATGGGGCGGCAGCCGCTGGGAGATGGCTGGCCATCCATCAGGTGGGGTGGTCTGGCCAGCGCGTTCTAGTGGGAGCAGGCGCAAGAGAGTGTTCTCGAGCACTATCGCGTCTTCAAGCCGGCGCTCGTTCACAGCTTTCTGAAGGAGTCGACTCATCCAATAATTAAGACCATAGCTACAGAACAGCTCCTCGCCAGCGGCAATAGATTTATAAGCCACTGCCCACAACTGGTGGTCTGTTGTGAACTTCATACAGATGTTAGCGTTCAGTGGGGACTCACGGACGTAGGTCAACGCGCTGGTGTGAAGTGTGTCCTCGGAGTCACCAGGATCAATTGTGTGGGCGTCGTTAATCATATGGGCGCAGTGCCCATGGTCGTAGTAGTTGGCATCACCCACCAGAATTTCTTGGGTGGGGAGGCGCTGTGAATACTCCCCGGTGCTAGTGTCGTACTTCATAGTTTTGCCCATGTACAGGGTGACGTGCTCCCCGGGTGCAAGCGCACAAGTGGAAAAGACGCCCAGCCCGGCACCGGTGACGGTGCTTGTCTTGATCTCCACTTTGTTGGTCTCGGTTGTCATTACCACCACCTGTTATCATCATGCTAAGACAACAGTTTTGTGGCGACTCAACGCGTTGGTGTGTGTGTGTGTGTCATGTTTACAGCACCCCTGGGCTGAACACAGCTGAGTTAACGGGTACAGTGACGAAGGTGCCAGACTTGTTGGGCGGCCGCATGACTAGTACTGGTTCTCCCTCCCCCTTTTGGACGTCACATACTTCCCAGTGATCAAAAGCGCGTGGGTACCCTAGCCTATGCAGGGTGTTCTGCATTTCTGGTGAAAAGCGTACACGGTTGCGGACTCTGAGGGAGGTGTGGGAAACAGCTTTGTATATCATGCGATTGTGACCGGTGTGGTTGTGGGAAGGCACAGCACGCGTGTGGTCGTTTATGGTCTGTGTTATTTTTCCGTAGTTTAGGAGGCGTGTACCGTGAGGTAAAATCCATACCAAAGGCCGGTATGACATTAGCCTGGGGGTGTGCCTGGACACAACTGTGTCATACCCAAAATTTTAAACTCAAGGTTTTGGGTTGTGTTCTTGCACCCTTGCACACCGTATGAAAAATTTTATATAGTGTGATGACAAACCCAATGGTATTTAGGGTGGTTACGTACAACGTGCACTGGGGGCAGGGCACAGACGGGGAGTATGACCTGGAGCGCGTGGCCAACATCATTCGTGTTCTCAATCCTGACGCAGTGGCAATACAGGAGGTACACCAAAACACTGACCTGTTCTCGGAGGACCAACCAGCAGTGTTAGCCAGACTGTTGGGTATGCATGCTTACTTCGTACCAACAATGGACGGCTACCCATCGGATCCTAACTCTGGTGGGCGCTATGGAAACTTGATCTTAACTCGATTGACTGTAAATGAAAGCTGCACCCATACCTACACCCCAGGGTTGGGGTACAGCATGAGTCAAGAACCCCGTGGTATACAGGCGGTGCGGATTGGCAACCTCTGGGTGATAAACACCCACATGGGATGTGACATTACTGGGTTTGAACAAAGCGGGATGGCTAAGGAGCTAGTGGACTTTGTGCATGGCTTGACCACAAGCAATTCGTGTAATTCATCAACCCAAGCGGTGGTGTGTGGAGACATGAACGCCTTTGCGGCAAGCCCGGCAGGACGCTTTTTGGCATCAACTTGGGTGGATGCGTGGCTGGCGGTGCAGGTTAAAGAGAACACAAGTCAAGGCTATTTTTCGGGGTGCACCATGCCCGCATGGCTGCCTTTCCAGCGTATTGACTACGTGTTCTTAGCTGGTCCCAGCATAAAGCCCATATCTGCCAGGGTGCTGAACACCGACTTGGGTGACAACGTGCACCCGTCTGATCACCGGCCGTTGATAGTTGACATTGCGTGGTAGTGCTTTTTTCCTCCACATTTAAAAAAGGCTCAGCAGATGGACGTTGTAAAAAAACTAATGCAAAAAAATAAGATGCAATGTCCCGGTGGTAAACGTCACCCTAAGTCGAGGGCACACAATGGACGTAAAACGGAGAAGAAGGGTGAGTCTGATGGCAACTCGGCTACTGAACAAGCGATGGTGTGGTCCAGTGTAGCCATTTTTGCCTTGTCGCTCATTTTTCTGTTTATATTGCTTGGCATGGTAGTGAACCGGTGATTGAAGAAACCCACCGTGGGCTTTGAAAATAAAACATTTAAAACATATTTCCTGGTTTGACATTCCCTGGTTGTTACAAAAATTTACATTCTCAGTACTTCTTCCACAACTAAAACACTCACTAAACTTTCATCATGGAAATTCAAGCTGAAGGTGAAATCCGTCACATGGCCGAGGCCGAACACTTGTTGCACCGTCCCGATACCCTGGTTGGGAGCACCCGCAAGGTTGACACTCCCATGCATGTCTTTACGTTGAAACCTACCCAGGCTCCGACCCAGGATGGCACAGGAATGGAGCTTGACATAACCTATGCAGTCAAGGATGATGAACAGATGGTGGCTGTGGGAGACAATGAGAAGGATGGGGATGAAAATGATGAGAAGAAAGACAACAAAAGTGATGACGACATCCACCAGTGTACGGTGGTGCCCAATAAGAAGAAAACGAGTCGCAAGGTGTTCACCGACGTGAGCACCGCCTTTCAAGTAGAGTGGAAGACCCTCTCAGTGGCACCCGCCCTCATCAACGTGGTGCTCGAGATTGTCACCAATGCGCTGGACCGCCAGTTCCGTGACTCCACCATGACCAAGCTGGAGGTGTGGATTGACTGCGAGGAGGCAGGTGGACCCGGCTGGGTCCGGGTGCGAAATGACGGCCAAGGTGTTCCAGTGGTGTTCGACGAAGACGCCGGATTCTACAAGCCGTACATGGCGTTTGGCTTGTTCCGTACTGGGTCCAACTTTGACGACGCCGCGGAGGGCGCACGCTACACTGGGGGGCGCAACGGGTACGGGTGCAAGGCCACCAACGTGTTCAGTCAGAGTTTCAAGGTGGACACTGCTGACCCACGGGTAAAGAAACGTTTCCAGCAGACGTTCAGTGGAAACATGGGCAGCTTTAGCGAGCCCCGTGTGACAAGCTATAAGTCCAAAAAAGGGTACACCGATATCTCGTTTCTATTGGATTTTACCCGCTTTGGGCTTCCGGGGGGTATGGACGCGGACGCCAAAAACGCACTTACATCCGTCATCGTGGATGCCTCCGCATGCAGCCTGAAAAAAGTGACCATGTCCCTGAACAACACCCCTCTGGGGGTACGCAACCTCAAGGACTACTCCGCGCTGTTTGCGGGGGACGGCCAGCACATGCCCGCGTACGACTTCCATAAGACAGACGACATTGTCACGTGGGAGGTGTGCGCGGTGCCCGCCTTGCCAGTGGCGCTCGAGAGCAGCTACGGCTTTGTGAACTCCCTGCGCTGCTCCGATGGCACACACATGAACTTAGCATTCACCCGCGTATGCACCGCACTTCTGGACCACCTGAAGAAGACGTACAAGCGCGACGACCTAAAGCTCAGCTCGAGCTACGTCAAACAAAACCTGTTTATTGTGGTGCGCATCATGGTGGACTCCCCTGAGTTTACCAGCCAGACAAAGGAGAAGCTGTCCACCCCACGCCACCAATTTGGGTTTGACTGGACACCCAGTGCTGCGTTCCTCAAGGCGTTGGTCGCTACGGGCGTGGCAGACGCCATCTACCATCAAGCCATCTCCAGAGAAGAGCGCCATGCTAAGGTGAGCACCTCCGGACGCCGGTTTGGTGCGGTGGTGGTGGAGAAGTACGAGGGTGCAACCAACGTGAAACAGCGTGGCTCCCAGTGCAAGCTGTTGCTGACCGAGGGAGATTCTGCCAAGCAGCTGGCGCTGGCCGGAATGGCGGTGGTGGGGCGAGGTGACTTTGGAGTGTTTCCGCTAAAGGGTAAGCTTTTGAACGTACGCACGGCGAGCGTTGCTAAGCTGATGGCTAACCACGAGATTACGAGCATGATGAAGATTCTTGGGCTCGAGTACGGTAAAAGCTACAGCAGTTTAGACGCTCTGCGCTACAAGAAGCTGGTAATCTTCTCTGACCAAGACCCTGATGGGTCCCACATTGCGGCACTGATCCTCAATTTCATGCACTACATGTTTCCATCGGTGTTGGTACTTGATCCCAATTTTGTCCAGCGGTTTGCAACGCCCATTGTGCGGGTGACTCCAAAGGCGCGCACCCGGGACGACACGGATCATATGTTCTACGCGGTGCAGGCGTTTGAGCAGTGGGTGGATCAGCAAGACGTTGACCTGTCCCGATACACCACTAAGTACTACAAGGGGCTTGGTACATCCACCAGTGCACAGGCGCGTGAGTACTTTGGGGAGTATGACGCCCACATTATCGACGTCACGTGGGAGGGTGCGGATTCAGACCTGATGATGGCCAAGTTTTTTGGGGACACGGAGGGGCGCAACAGTGGGCCGGCGGCGCGTCGCGAGCTGCTCGCTAACCACTATGACCCGGCCGACTACGTGGACTACGATGCGCACCAGGTGTCTTACAGTGAGTTTCTAAGCAAGGAGGTGCTCCCGTTTGCAGCCTACGCCAACGTTCGAGCCATCCCGTCTGTCATTGACGGGTTCAAGCCCTCTCAGCGTAAGGTGATCCACACATTTCTTAAGAAGAATTTTGTGGCGGAGGTCAAAGTCGCGCAGGTGGGATCCCTCGTGGCCAGCGACACGGCGTACCACCACGGGGAGGTGTCACTTGTGGAGACAATTGTGGGGATGGCCCAGGACCATGTGGGTGCGAGCAACATAAACTTGCTGCGACCGGAGGGTCAGTTCGGGACCCGCCACGACCCACCTAGCGTGCACGCCCAGCCGAGGTACATTTTTACAGGGCTGGACCCTGTGACCCGTGCCATCTTCCCGAAGGCGGACGACCCTGTGCTCACCTACTTGGACGATGAGGGCCAGAGCATCGAGCCTATGTGTTTTGCACCAATCATCCCCATGGCTCTGGTAAATGGTTCTGTCGGTATTGGCTACGGCTTTTCCACCAACGTGCCAACGTACAACCCCCGCGACGTGCTGCTCGCCACTCGGGCGTGGATCTCTGGTGGTCCAGACGCCGTGTTGGATCTGATGATTGAGCCGTGGACGGCTGGCCACACTGGTCCCATCGTGCGCACTGGTGAGCAGGAATACCGTACCGAGGGAGTGTTCCAAGTGGAGGGAGACACCATCACTATCACGGAGCTGCCGGTGGGCACTTGGACCAACCCCTACGTCACGTTCTTGGAGGAGAAGCTCACCATCGGCAGTGGTGCAAGTGGTGGAAAGAGTGACAGTAAGGCACCTAAGCACAGACCGTTCATTCGCAGCATCGAGAAGCTGTGGACTGACTCTACAGTGCGCATCGAGCTACTCGTGGATGTCGATGCGATGCCCGATACAGCCAGCCTCCCTGCTGTGCTAAAAATGCACGAGGTGATTCGCGAGTCCAACATGCACATGCACGACCGAGAGGGACGACTCTATAACTATAGTAGTCCTCATGAGGTGGTGTGTGTGCATGCCGAATACCGACTGGAGATGTACACTGCCCGCAAAGTGTATTTGACGGACCAGCTGGAGAAGGAACTGGTTCTTCTGAAAAATCGGTGGAACTTTGTGTCTGGCATTGTCGCTGAGACGCTGGTGATACACCGACTGTCCGATGAGGCGGTGCACACTCTCCTACTTGATCACGGCTTTGCTCTAGTAGACCAGAGTTACGACTATCTGCTAAACATGACCCAACGTGCCACCACCCAAGTAAAGCTGGTGAAGCTGGAGCTGGAGATTACCAAGACACAGACACAGATGGACACACTTGCCAAGACTACGGAGAAGCAGTTATGGTTGTCTGACTTGGATGTTCTGGAGGCAGAGCTTGAAGCTTTCGAGGAGCGCAAGAGGGAGCGCTATTCTAACAACGTGGTTCTGGGAAAAGCAAAGGCCACGGGAGGAAAAAGGAAGCGTGCCCGTCTGGGTTGAGTTAAGTTTCATAAATTTATGCCTAGCGCCAGGTTTTGGTAACTCCCCCGTATGATTTGATCGGGCAGTGGAAAGTGGGTTCAAATAATGTATTTCCACGTATTTTCGACCAATACCACCATGCAGACCCGACCGGGGTTTATTGTTTTTTAATAAAAAAATGTATATGTAGAGTTAAACCTAGAACAATGCCTCCTCAATGCAAGTTACTTCGCACTAGAGGGTGCTACGTACCTGGCTCTAAAAGAGGTGAAGAGCGACTCCGAAATAAGTTTAGCCGGTACAAGAGTCCCAGTAGGAGTAGGAGTAGGAGCAGGAGTAGGGGTAGGGGTAGGGGTAGGAGTAGGAGTAGGAGTAGGAGTAGGAGTAGGAGTAGGAGTAGGAGTAGGAGTAGGAGTAGGAGTAGGAGTAGGAGTAGGAGTAGGAGTAGGGGTAGTAGGATTAGGAGTAGGAGTGGGGGCAGGGTCAAGAGTTTAAGTAGGAGTAGGAGTAGGAGTAGGGGCAGGGCCAAGAGTTTAAGTAGGAGTAGGAGTAGGGGTAGGGGCAGGGCCAAGAGTTTAAGTAGGAGTAGTAGGAGCAGGAGCAGGCCCAAGCCCAAGTCCAATTCCAAGCCCAAGTCCAAGTCCAACAATTCGGGGTCAAGCTGGTCCCAGTACAGTGGAGCAGCATCGTCACCATAGTAAAAGTCGGGATCGACCTGCGGCGCTGCTAAAAAAATAATACCGACCTTACACAAATATTTATTACCCACGTCGATTTATTGAAACTGTATGTTTGTGCGGGTAGTTCCATTTAGTTTTCCAACAAATACCCTCAGTGCTGTTGTGGAAGTCCCCACTGACCAGCAGTCCGGCCTCTGTACTGCTGGACTGTTAAACTAACGGGACCACTGACTGACTTGGGTGGCTGACCCACGCTTAACGCTTTGGATCTGTTGCACCACCTCCTCTGTGTCACCACCGCCACCCAACTGCCTAGAGATGCAGCTGTCACTAGTTGTTTGTCTGTACGGTGATGGTGGGGTTTAGTTTAATATGATGTTAAACACTACATCATATTTTCTGAAAAATGGTTTTATTAACGTCGTGTGCATTTATACTCAAGAGAACGGTACACTGACTCGGGACGTGTGGCGTAAGGTTGGTGTATACTCTCTTTAGCAAAATAACTGCGACCATACGACACAAAAATTTCTTTTCCATTTCGAATTGTTTTAGTTGCAATAATGTTTGGGTAGTGGGTAGTTGAGGAAGAAAACGTGGCGTTGTTTTCAACACACCCAGGATTAAGAGAGGGAATACACATGTTGGCTAGTCCACCAACGCCTCTTTGACAAGCACCATCAATAAACCTGTTGTTGCTGATACCGTACGTGTATGGTCCTGTTTCGTGTTCAGGATAGCGTTCCTCCAGAGTGTCCCGGCTGATCAGTTCACCAACGTACGGAATAATATAATTATTTCGAGCGGAGAACACCACATCCTCTGCACCTTTTTTCTTGTCACACGCAAAAAGGCCTGTAAAGTGAAGTCTGCGACCCTGGGCGTCCTTCAGGGTAGTACGCCCAACCCGTAGGTGGTACACGTTCACCAAATGTTGGGCGCAGTACGGTAAGGTGTAGCATGTCTTCCGTTTACACCTTCGCATGTGTCCCGTGTGGGGGTCTCGCACTTGATGCAAACAGCGCATGCACTCCAGCTCACACGCCCAGGTCCCAGCGTTGTAGTTAAAGTTCCAGCGTGAGCTTTTCTGTAACTGGAGATTTGTCGTAAGTGGAATACGTGGTCCTGCCATTTGTTTATTTGTTAGTATGGAAATATTTTAATACTATTTTGTAGTCTCATTCAGAAGGTGAATATAGTCGTCCAGTAGTACTGCCCCTGTGCATTATCTTACATGGTGCGTACAATCGGCGAGACCAGCCCGCTCTACATGCACGTCCGCGACACCGCCACGTGGCATGCCGCGCTCCCGACAGGGTCCTATGACATGGAGCAACTCGCCCGAGCCCACTGTAGGACTGTTAGGTGACCACCACGGGCTGCCTGTTCACACGTGCTGGTGTCCCACACACAGCCTTGAGCCCGTGCCCACTGTAGGACCGTTATGTGACCACCGTGGGCGGCCTGGGCACACGTCATGGCGCTGAGGTGGTCTACACGCTCGCTTGCCCATGCGCCTCGCCGGCGCTCTTCCCCATTTTCTTCCTCTTGACCCTCTTCTCCCTTTTCTTCCTCTTGACACACTTCTCCCTTTTCTTCCTCTTGCTCAAGGCGTCGAAGCACGCGACGGGGGTTCGCCAAAAGCAAACCTGAGATTCGCTCCTTCCGGCTTGTGCGTTGAAAAAGGCGGCCCAACTGAGTGACACCAAAAACGCAAGTGTGGCGCCTGCAAGACCGTCACCAACAGGTTAACATTCAGTGGCTCCGTGTTGTCCAGCATCTGACCCGGGATGTTCGAATAAAATGTTGATTCGCTAAAAACCACGGGTCAGATGGTCTTAGTCTTGGTCCTATCACTGCTACCCGATCATTTGTGGGTAGACATCGTTGGGCAGTATATCGGTCATGGCGACGCCTTCCCTGTTGCTTTGACGTGCCGGCTGTTCAAACATGCTGCTTTTGCTAATGCTAACGCTGTTGGTAGTTATGGGTTTAAAACGCCAGTTTCAACTGTGGTTGTTAGTGTGCCTATGTTACGCTGGGCCGTGAGCTGTGGTTACCAGTGGGACAGTCGTACGTGTGCTTTTGCGGCTTGTTGTGGTAATTTATCGGTTCTGCAGTGGGCGCGTGCGAACGGGTGTGAGTGGGACGCATGTACGTGTAGTTTTGCGGCAGTTAACGGTCACCTAGCGATTGTTCAGTGGGCCGTTAACAGCGGGTGTGCCTGGGACAGGCGTACGTGTATTTATGCAGCTTCTACCGGTCATTTAGACGTTCTCCAGTGGGCCATTGATAATGGGTGTGATCGGTGAGCCAAGGTGGTGCCACCGCCAGGAATATTAGACAACCCAATTACGTGCGCTGAAGCGGCGGCTAAAGGTCACCGGGAGGTCGTCAAGTGGGCCCGTGCGAACGGGTGTGTGTGGGACACCCAAACATGCACTGATGCGGCTGCTAATGGTCATTTGGGCGTTCTACAGTAGGCCCTTGATAAAGGGTGCGTGTAGAGGCAAAACATAATAATATAGATTGATAACCCCAGAAGATGAGA